ACCAGTTGTTGGGTCAGTAATATCGCCGTAGTCTGGGTCAGCCATATATCCTAAGATTTCTTGGTAAACAGTCTTACCAAATCCCCAAAAACGAACACCTTCTCCTTCTTCACCTCTTACCAATACAGGTACGAATGTACGAAGTTTTGGCTCCATCTTTTTCGCTGCTTTCCAATCTTCCTTATCACCCATACGCTTTAATTTGTCAGCGAACTCAACAATTGGGTCAGGTCTGCCAAATGACATTGGAGATAAATAAGATTTGTTGTTAATGTTGTAATGAAAATAAAGTTCGATAAAAGGATTTTCTTCGTTGAACTTATATGGGACTAATCGGATTTGATGTTTGCCCGGTGCTGGTTTCCACAATTCTACTTTCTTCGATGTGGTTGATTGCAGTTTGTTCAGTCTGCCTCTGATAGCATCTAAATTAATAGCCATTTTTTTGAGTTTTAAGAGTTTATGATTTATGGTTTTATTTTGGTGTCTGTCCTACACCGACGTCCTATATAAATATAACGTTCTTACAAAGATACGAAGAATATTTGATAATACCAAATGTTTTTTTAAACTTTTTTTTATGCAGATATTTTTCATATAATTGTAACAAAGATACTAATAATTTGTTACAAATCCAAACAAAAAAGGGAAAACTTTCGTTCTCCCTTTTGTTTATCGTATGATTGATTCTTTTACTAATTGTTGGAGTTGATTAACTGCCAACCTAGCTTCGTTTTGTGTTATAGTATCACCTTTCTTTTCTGCATTATATTCTTCAACTGCTTTTGCTATTATTTCATTGGGTATATCCATTTTTTCTATATTATCGGCTATTACTGAAAGAAATTGCTCCATTGCCTTTTCTTCATCACTATCAGTATCACCAGCAAATAATGCTGCCTTACCAACCCCAGCTATAATAGTTTCTTCAACAACATGCGGAATGAATCCACTAACACACTTTGCGGCAAATGCACCAGCACCAGCTCCCAATCCACCTGTCACAACACCAAGTACAACCCCTAATGCAAACTTTTTAGCAACACTTTTTACTGCTTTCTTTTGTGGTTCGGTCATATCAATACCATCTTTCCACATTGCAATTCCTGTTGCAGCATCTTTAAATGTATGAACTTCGTGTTTAAACCCTTTTTTAAGAGCATGGTAAGCACCGACTGCTTTATCTTTTAATGCCTTACCCCAACTTCTTCTTTCTGGTGTATCACCTTTATGTACTTTTTCTTTAAAAAATGCTTTTTCTTCTTCCGCCCAATCTTTGATACCATCTTTAATTGCTCTAACATACACTTTTGGTTTTGTTACTGCGGTTTTTACATTTTTTCTTAAACCAGCTTCATCATCACTACCTGATGAATGAGCTGCTATTTTAGCTTGTGTTTCTTTTTCTGTATCCATTCTAGCTGCCATAGCAGGGTCTGCTGTAAATAATTGAGCTTTTACTTGTGGTGATGGTTCGTTTGAGGATGGTTTTTCAGATTGCGGTGTTTTTTCATCACCACCTTTTTTAGTATTATTAATTGATGGTACTGATTTTCCATCTTTTTCACTACCCAATGATTTGTTTATTGCTTTTCTTTCTGGTGTCCCATCCTTTGGAAGTGTTTTTTCAGCAGCAATTCTACCTGCACTATCTTTGGGTAATCTTAACAAATTACCAACAATACCTTCGGTATCTTCACCTTTGGAGTTTTTGTATTTTATCTTTTTATTTAACGCAGGATTACTAAAATTTTTATCATCTGCCTCCGTTACTAACTTTGATAATCTAATCATTGAAAATATATTTATTATATACTATAAATATTGTGAAATAAAAAAGGAGGAATAAATCCTCCCTTTTTTTATGCTAATAAGTGATAGTATTCTTTGAAGTGTTTGATTCTGTCTGCCAAACCAATTGTACCTCCGTTTACTCTTTTAGTAATCTTTGTTACAACTGCATCCGAACTTCCTTCATCTGCCATCTTATGTAATCCATTTTTAGAAAAAAACCAAGCTGCTGATAATAATGCATATGGACCAGCTACTTTATCCTGATTAACTGTCATATCTTCACCAATTGATTTACCAAATGCAGTATAATTTTCTTTTCCAGTCAATTGGATATATCCTCTTCCTCTGAATTTGTATCCCTCTCCACTACTTTCAGGTCCGTTACCCATTCTACCACCATATACTCTATTTGCAATCTTTTCCGGCTTTCTTTCGTAAGCTGCTGCTAATGCTGAAGTTGGGAAGTACTTTTTGAATATACCCATCAAACCTTTTGCAGAATAGTTTAGGTTTTCTTGCGTTGCACGGAATCCTCCACTTTCGTGTCCACATTGTGCTAAGAAGTGTGCTAATCTTAACGGTGTATTGATACCGAACTTTGCAGCAGTATCAGGAATCATTGCAATTACATTATCAGGAATATGACCTTTTAATTTTGCCAAATTCAATCCAGCTACACTTACCACCGGTGTAGATGAAACAGGTTGTGGTGCAGGTACAGTAGCGGTTGGTTGTGCTACTGGTTTTGGAATTTGGGTAACTCCCATAATTTTGTTCCAAGTATTAGGTCCAACAATACCATCGGCAGTTAAACCATTCTTTGCTTGCCATGCTTTTACAGCATCTTCCGTTTTAGGACCGAAGTTACCAATTGGTTCTAAACCCAATTTGGCTTGTAACTTCTTAACATCTTCGTTATTATCGCCTCTTTTTAATAACATTTCTTAAATATTGTTTAATTAGTGGTTGTAACTTCTTCTTTTTCCTCACCAAATGATATTACCTCAAAAACACGAGTTTGTATCTTTTTAGTTCCGGTTGCGTTTGTTAATATGATTGAATTCTTAAACTTAGGCCAATCAATTACAAAATTGGAGTTCAATACCCCACCATTCTCCTCTTTAACTAATTCGTTAAGAGCATTAATTGTGTATAAGGTATTAGATTCCTTTTTTCTATGTATTAATATAGTGTTTTCTAACGGAGTTGCCGGTTGAAAAGCTGTATCTATGTTGTATGTAATAAACAATTCCTCTAAATTGGATTTGTTTTGTAGAATATAAATATAGTTGTAAACTATATGATATATTTCTCTAATTTGTTGTAGAGTGTTTTGTAACTCTTCTTTTGTTGTAAACGTGCAAAGTAACTGTGTCTTCATCTATCCTTCTTTGTAATTCTTATTCATAAATAAATATTAAATTACAAATGAAACATAGTTTTGGAGTTATTTTTTAGCTTTACTCTGCAAACAATCTCTGATATCTTTACCAAAATAACTTGCTACTTTTTGAGTAGTACCTGCGGTTCTCCACTGGTCATTAAATAATTCAACCTCCTTACCCTCATTCATTACACTTACCTTTTCACCACCAGGTGTTACTCTTGATTTTTTCAAAAGATGTTCTTTAAGTCCATTTTTACCTTCAGATGTACTTAAATCACCATTGTATCCACTTTGTTCAGCTATACAATTTCTAATCATAGATGGTTTTACGCCATTAAAACCCATTTGTATTAACATTGCATCATCATCCGCATCATCTAAATCTATGTAAGTTCCCAAATGCATTGCATCCATTACACCAGAAATATAAGCTTGGGTATGCTTCCCATTATCTGCATTTGGCTTTGTATCAGGATGATACCCATCAGGCTCATCATCTTTAAACAATTGATTAGTTACTTCGGTATGAACGGCGGTTACAATATCTTTTTCAGTTTGCTTTATAGCTTTAGTTTCATCATTTACACCAAATTCTCCTAATTTAATTGCTATTTTTCCAAATGGTTCATATGGTAATCCTATTTGACCTAATGATTTAATAGGACCAACTTCGTTTCCATTATCATCTTTATAAAAAGTTCCCTCATCTTTTTCTACAATACGTGAATTTCCTTGCTCATCATATAATCTACTATTAGAATATTCGTTCATTAATTCTAATTTTTTGGAAGTGGGTAAATTTTTCCAATCTTTTACTTTAGATTGGATGTATTTTGAAAATCTATGTTTACCATCGGTGGCAATGCCATCCAATACATTCATATAGTTTTTCATTTTTGGAGATTCACACGCACTAACTACCAAATCATCAATTTTAATTTTAGCTTGACTTTTTACAGTAGCTGCTGCAGCATTTGATACTTTTTGAATTCCCTCTTCAATTGTATTAGAAACCCCAACTGATACATCATCCCCAAATTTAATTTGCATTAATCTTAATCTTTGTGCTGGAGTTGTGTTGTTTTGTGGGTCTTTAACTTCTGAATCTTTTTTATTTGAAATACTAACTATTGCGGTTCTTCCATTTTTATCCTTTCCTATTGCAAATGTATCGTGATAACTTTTAAATTTTTTAAATAATTTTAATTGATGTGCATAATATTGCTTATCATCACCTTCGGATTTTACAACCATATCTTCTAAGTGAGCTTGAACTGCATCATTTAATTCTGTCGTTGATTGTACAACTTTATGTGGTTGTGAAGTATCTAATTTAGATTCATTTAATCTGTTAATGGTTGATAACCCACCGGCATATGCAGCTCGCATCCATTCCATATACGCTTTTTCATTATTATCAAAACCTGTTTTTCCTGGTTTACTAAATACACTATCCGAATCCGATTGTGCTTTTTGTAAATTAACTTCCGCAAATACTTCTCTTTCGGCTAATATTGTTAAAAATTCATCACTATCTGATTTTAATCCCAATGATATAGCAAATTTTTTCTCTTCAACATTTAATTTTTTTCCTATTAATTCTTTTGTTTTTGTTTGTATTTTTTCTGAATTTTCTTTTTTAAATTCATCTAAATTATTAATTGAATTGCAGTATTTAGATTCACCCTCACTAGCCACAGGACCACCAGCCCCAGCTATACCTTTTTCTCTATTTAATTCAACCTCATTTTGGTATTTAGTTATTGTATCAAAATTACCTTCATTTAAGTCATTAACAATTTCTTGTTGAGTAGGTCCATTAGGTGCATCTTTATAATTTTTATTTTTGGTATCAAATCCACTTCTATCAACATTTGTAGCTTCTTCTTTTGATTTGGGTTGCTCTTTTGATTGAGGTTCTGCTTTTGGTTTTGGTGTTTGCTCCTCACCACCTCTTTGTGATTGGTAATCACCACCAAACAAATCCGAACCTGCTACTTTTTTAGGTTTATCTTCATCATCGGCTTTCATTGTGTGAGTTCCATCTTTTACAGCCGCATCTCTTGCTTCCTTTGATTTAAATACGGAAGTTTTACCTGTATCTTTTTTGGTTGCGGTAAATGTATCATCCGCTTCCATTAAATTTTTTAATAGTTCGTGTTTTATTTCACCCAACCCCATTTCGGTTAATACTAAAGATAGTTCGGTTAAATGTTTTGAGTTCTTTGGATTTGGCATACCATTATCCACTCTATAAGCCCACTCTTCTAATATATTGTTAATTAAAGACATTATTTTTCTATTTTATTAGGTTATGCTTAACCAATTGTTTGAATAAGTATTCTGATATCTTCCTATCCGATGGAAAATGTACACCACTTAATTCTCTTACTCTTTTTATTTTGTGATAAAATTTATCTATTTCTTCTGCCGCTTCGGGTTTTATTTTTCCAAAGTGATATAATGTTACTAAAAAATCTAATGAATGTCCTGATGGGTATGATGCCGAATTTGCATCGGTTGTTACTATTGCATACAATTCCAATCCCAATTCTCTTGCCAATTGATATGGTCTTGGGCGGTTGAATTTATCTTTAAGATAAAACAATACCGGGTCTATATCAAAACACCAATTCTTTACCTGTTCGGTAGTGACATTTAATCCCAATTTTCTACCAGCTAATGCTAAAAAATCGTGATGATTATGCTCTAATAATTTACAAAATTTAAAGTCATCAGCATCAGCTTTTTTTGTAATTTCAACCAAATATTCTAATTCCTTTTTGGTTTCATCTGATGAATTGGTTGGAAATGGATGATTTTCTAATATATCCTTTACTATACCCTTATTAATACAATCCTGTAAGATACCAGCTCTATCAGCTTTTACCTTATCATCTTGCTCTTTGGGTGGATTACCAAATTTTATATCATCCAAATTCATATATATAAGTATTAATTGAAAAGAAACTCATTTCTAATCAAACATTTTGTTGTTGGTATGCTGCGGTTTAAATAACCTATATTTATTTAAATTTAAATCCGGTCAATTTTTCTATTTGTGTAATCGGTACTTCGTTATTTTGGAATCCATCGGCCGGTGATAAATCATTGTTGAATAGATATGCGTGCCATTTTCCTGCTACCTGAACTACTTTCCAGCATTGTGTAGGAACTGATACTAACCCTATTTTCTTTGCTTCACCAACTGAACCACTCCATACTCTTACTTTTGAACTAATCATTGCCCAATTTCGGGTTGCAGTTTCTAATGATTTCCAATCCCCTGCATTTAATCTATGAGTTTGTGCTACCATATTACTAAAATAGAAACATTCATCCTGCACCGCTTGAGTTTGACAAAGGTTGTCCGCCGCCGGCATTACATGTCCTCTATCGTATCCACTTTTTAGGTAATAAAATGCAATATTAGTTTCATCTACCAATTGTGGGTCAGGTTTAAAGTTATCTTTTCTTTTTAGGGGTGTTGGACAACCTACCATTGCTTTTGTTGTTTCCCATTGTACTAATACTGGGTATCTTTTTGATTTACTGA